GACAGTGTTCGAGGACTCAGCAGTAGTAGTGCTAGACGAGAAAGTCCAAGTAATGTATTTGGATTTAACACGCCTAGCGGTCACAGTTTAGTACTTGATGATGGCACAGTAAGTAAAAGTGAAAGAAGTTTAAGTCCCGATCCTGACAGGCAAGCAGGCAACAGTAATTTAGTTAGACTACGCAGCGCAGGTGGCGCTCAAATGTTGTTCAATGATACTGCTGGTATTGTTTATGTAATAAATCAAGCAGGCAACAGCTGGGTACAACTAAGCAGTGATGGTAAAGTTGATATCTATAGCAGTGGTGATATTAGTATGCACACTGAAACAGACTTCAACTTACACGTAGGCGGCGATTTTAATTTAGATGCTGAATGTGTGAATATTAAATCTAGAGGCGAGTGCGGAACAAAATTTGAAACTGTAACAGGCGAGTTTAATCTACACAGTGCTAAAGATATTAAATTCACCACAGACCTAAATCATCATCTAGTTGCCAAAGGCACAAGTAGAACAACTGCTCCATTGATAGATTTGAATGGTCCTGCGGCAACAGCATCAACAAAGATCACTAACAACAATATTACAGTTAACAAAACAGTGAAACAAAGTATTACAAGTAGAGTTCCGGAAGCTGAGCCTTGGGGTGGCCATGCAGAACAGCAAACTCCAGTTGCAAGTTGTGCAAGTACTAATCTAGACCTTAAAGGTGTTGACATAGATCTCAGTAACATTAATAATACTAATACTGATTCTAACAATCGAGTTGGACGTAGATCTGGTTCTGGAGTAACAGACGATGGGTTTGATAGTAATGCAACATATCAAACCTATTCATCACCGGGTACTAGTCCTGATTCAGATGATGACAATGTTGGTATGATCTCAGATAATACTTTCGTTGGTAGACCTGTAACTGAAGAAGAACAAAGTCTTGGTCAGCGACAAAACAATCCAGGTAAAAGCGCCACACCTGCAGAACTTAATGTTAATCCTAGAAAAGGGAGACCTTTTTAATGACACTTGAACAAGTTGATAGAAAGTTTCAAACTGTATGGGAAGACTTTATTGTGCAAAATACATCATTGTACAATACTCAGTTGCTACTGTCAGATCTAACCGCAAGCGACGATTGTAAACTTACTGCACTTAATTTTAGTAGATACCATGGTTATGTAGGCACAGGTTACGGAGAAAGTTCAACTAGTGTTGGTGTAACTGAACAACAAGCATATGATCTTTGGGACAGTGAATTTAATAGATATCAAAAAATTGCAAAAAAACAATTACTATCTAAAAATATTGTACAAATGAGCCAAACAATGTTTGATGCACTTATATTGTTTAATTGGACAACAGGTAATTTATTTTACAGTAATGCCACAGAAGGTCAGTACAATATGACCAACGCAATCTTAACAAAAGACATAGACACAATAGCAAATATGATGTCGAGAAGTGTTATGAATAAAGAAAAGTGTATGCGTTGTGCTAGTATAATAAGACTTGCAGACTACGGAAACAATAAAAACAGATCATGGATGCGAACTAACGGCATATACTACATGAGAGATCAAAATGAAAAGAACTTGTTTACTGATGCACAACTCAAACGTGCAAGATTTGCATACTATGCAGAGACACTAAAGTTTTTACCATTTACTCCTGAAAGTATAAAACGAGACATTGCTAAACGCTACAATCAAACACTAGTAAATCAAACATTCACATACAGCGGATCTAATACATTTACTATGGATACTAGTTTTAGCATGAATCCCATTGAAAAACTAGAAGTAAGACTCAACGGAGAGGTATTAGATCATCTATTTGACTTCACAGTAAGTGATTTAGTTGTTACTATTACAAAAAGCATGACAAATGGCGATATTATACGTACTCAGATCAAAATATAAAAAGTAGCAGTTAATTTTGCCATAAATATTAGTATGGCAACATACATCGGATATAGCACAATAGACACAGTCACAGGCAGTAAAACATTGGAAGATGTTGATATTGCAAAACGTGACTTGATGAATCATTTTTACACTCGCAGAGGCGAACGTGTAATGAATCCAACATTTGGTAGCATACTACCTGAGTTGGTTTTTGAACCACTGGATTATACAACAGAAGCAGAAGCACTAGACGATGTGAATAGAATAGTGACTAACGATCCTAGATGGAAAGTTATAGAAACACTATTGAACAAACCCACCGAGCATACACTAGAAGTGCGTGTGAGAATGGAATATATTGATACAGGAACAGCAGAAGAACTGTTGTTAACATATGTAGGTGAAGAATAATGGCACAAGGCGCAAGACAGAGCAGTTTATTTGCTGCTGAAGATTTCAGCGTAGTGTACGAAAGTTTTAGTGAAGCTAATTTTCAGGCTTATGACTTTGAAACTATTCGTAACGCTATGGTTGATTATATTAACAACAACTATCCAGAAAACTTTAATGACTGGATCAACTCAAGTGAATTTGTAAGTTTGTTAGAACTTATGGCTTTCTTAGGTCATAACTTAGCATACAGAGCAGACTTAGCCAGCAGAGAAAATTATCTAAGTACAGCAGAACGCAGAGAAAGCGCCTTACGTATTGCTGACTTCTTGGGATATACACCTACTAGAAATGTTGTTGCCAACGGATTTTTAAAGATAGACAGTGTGAGAACAAGCGAGCCTGTGTTTGATGCAAATGGTAATAGTTTAGCAAACATATCAGTACAGTTTGATGACACAACTGACCCCAACAGTTATAAAAACTTTTTAACTATTATGAACAGCATGTTTCAAAGCAGTAGTCAGTTTGGATCTCCTTATAGTAAAATTACAATAAGTGGTGTAAGCAACGAAATTTATAGAACTAATAGTGTAAACAATTTATCAACTCGTAATTTTCAAAATAGAATTAATAACAAAAATACAACTTTTAGTTTTTACAGTAGCAAAACTACTTCACAGAACACAGTAATTGAAAAATCACCCGACCCGTATAGTGTTGTTGACTTGTTATACAAAAATGACAACAGTGGCAACAGTAGTGCAAACACAGGTTTCTTTGTAGGATTCAAACAAGGTGCGATGGAATACAAAGATTTTAATATTACCAATGGTTTATCTAATATGGTACTTGATATTAATGTAGACAACATTGCAAATGGAAATATTTGGGTACAAACAATTGACGAAGTAGGCCAAGTACAGAAAACGTGGACACAAGTTGATAAACTATTTGGAAACAGTGCTATATTCAATAGTACTAGTAATGCTATCAGAGATATTTACAGTGTTGCAAGTAGAGAAAGTGATCAAGTAAGTATCGTTTTTGGAGACGGCGCATTTGGTAATATTCCACGTGGTAACATTAGAGTTTGGTATCGCACAGGACTAAATGAATCTTATAGCCTTAATCCTGATACATTTAATAGTACAAGTATGAACATCGATTATCAAGGATCTGATGGTAATACATACAACGCACTTTTTACTCTCAGTTTGAAAAACAATGTAACCAACGCTAGTGCAAGAGAAAGTGTTGCTAGTATCAAAGCCAATGCTCCAAGATTCTTTGCCGCACAGGACAGAATGGTTACTGCTGCTGATTACAGTATTTTTCCTGTAACAGTAAGTGAAAATATTCGCAAGATTAAAAGTATTAACCGTGTACACAGTGGTCACAGTAGATTCCGTGACTTATATGATCCTACAGCAACTTATAATGATGCAACACAATACACAGACGACGGTTATGTGTATGAAAATAATGTGACCAACAGAAGTCTTGTTAGTTTACCTAACTCGTTAAATGGTGAACAGATTTATAAAAAGTATATTAGACCAATGCTGGGCAATGCAGAAGTTAAAAACTTTTACTACACAAGACAAGGTTATACAAGCACAACGTTTAACAGCAATTCAGATTTCAATAATACAACAAGTGGTATTGTGTTCAGAAATGCAACAGAAACAGACATCACTGGGGTATTCCGCTGGAACCAAGTTACAAAAGCAAGCGGAAGTAGCAGTGGATATTTTACCAAAGACAGTATTGTACAGCGTACAGGACTTGTGCAAACCAACAGTTTGAAAAAAGCAAGTTTAAACAGTTTAGTAGAATTTATTAGTTCGCCTTATCAGATGGGGTATGTAAAAACTATCACAGTAGTAAACGGCGGCACAGGATACACAGGTATTCCAACAGTTACAGTTAACGGTGTTGGATCAGGCGCAACAGCTACAGCCACAGTTACAAGTGGTGCAGTTACAGCTATTGCAATTACTAACGCAGGAAGCGGATATGAAAACGGCACTACAGTTACAATCACAGGCGGAGGCGGTAGTAATGCTACTGCTAGAGTAATACTAGCTGACAGTAACACACAATGGGTCAAAGTTGATAGACTTTACAAAGACGGCTTAGGTGATGATACAGCAGACGGTATTCCAACAGGAAATGACAACACAGGTAAAGGTGCTGTAGTACTGAGTGGTGTAATAGAAGATGGTGCAAGAGTTAGACGTATTGTTCCTGTGTTTGCTAAAGACTTTACAGACACAATTAAAACACAAGTTGTAAACAAGATAGATTCAAAAGTAAGTTTTGCACTGAGATACAACAGCGATACACAACAATGGCACATCATTGAAAGTGGAGACATTCCTGCTAACACAACCACACTTAATGCAGTGAGTAGTTGGAGTAGACAGTACGAAGGTAATACAGGCGGTACTGGTATAGACAACAGTTGGCTTATACGCTTTAACTATGGCAGTACACAATGGGAAATACTTACTCGCAAAACACAAATGGTATTTGGTAGTAGTGCTAAACTTAAATTTAGCAACTTAAACTTCAACAGTACATTCAGCAGTGAAACACAAAAACCTCTTAGAGATTGTTTGAAAGTGTTGAGAATAAATCCTGT